AGCATTTATGAAGTAGGTAGCCGTAGTAGCATTTGAATAGGTGACCAATAGTTCACAATTAGTCAAAAGCCCATTATTGATAAAGCCTATGATCTGTGAATCGCTTTCCCTTACTTTGATGGTAGTCCAATCTGATAAAGGCTTATAGATGCTGTTACTAGATCCCCAATACTGCGCATGATTTGCGTACCAATTCTTTAACTCTAGCAAAGGCAAAGCACCTGCAAAAGCGTACTTGGTTTCACTCACCACCTCACTAGCTAGAACGATCACGAAATCCCCTGCTACCTCATAGTACTCATAGCACTTCAGGTAGAATCCCTTTATAGCCTTGTTAGAACTTGAAGCAGTAGGAACTTGATAAAATCCCCTGTCATATTCAAAGTCCACAGACACATACTTTGAAACATCGAACTCCACAAATTCATTTGCCACAGGAGGGCTATCGTAGTATGCTGTAGTGATTAATTCATCTGCTGAATTGTACACCTTCACCACATACTTGAAGCCTGTCTCATTAGCGTTCGTGCTTCTTATGTTGTAGTTAATCCGATTGAATGCCGGAAGGATGTCTATGCTTGGTTCTACTAGGGTTATCATTTGCTTATTCTTAAAATGAGTGAATCGCTTCCTATGGTTTGAATGTCGACATTAAATTCAGGTGTAGCTTCATCTATTGACTGCTTGATAAATTGCCTTCCTTCAATACCATATTTTTTGATGTAGTAGGCTAGTCTTTTAGCACTACTTGAGATCTGCGGAAGTACCTGTCTACCTTGTATTAAGTTGGTAGCATCTATCTCCATGTTCTTTCTTTGCATCCATCCTTCTAACTGCTTCAAGGCTTCGACAGGCATTCCATAACTTTTGAATTGATAGAATCTACCTTCATCATTCTTGTAGGTCTTACGCTTGTTTTGGATACCCCTCACACCCTTATCTATGTAATCGGCATAGTCTACCCCCACTTTGATTTCGAGCCTGTATCCTGTCCTAGTTTCGCTTACACCAAGAACAGAAAAGGAAGATGATAACTTACCTTGATCGGCAGGAGAATACTTGGCTAGGTTATCTACTAGATTAATCCCTAGCTTTTCCATAGCGTTCTTCACATTGGCTACAAGCGTACCTTCAACCTTAGCGATATACTCGCTAGGCTTTAGTCTTCTTCCACCTATTACTAGGTCTGCTACTTGAGTTTCTGTTGCAACTGCCATTTCTTATACTGCGCTTCTTTGTCTTTGTTATAATCCTTTAAATATGCTAGGGTATTCAAATACTCAATCACCCTTAGATCATAGGCTTCGTTTACTGTTATGTTCTGGAAGTCTGCGACCTGCTTAGTGCTAAATACCCACCCCCACCTTGCCATAAACGGACTACCTTCTCCGACATCTCCTTGTTGACCATTGAGGAGGTTATTGTATTGCTTATTAATTCGCTGAATAATTGACAAAAAAAAAGCATACAACTATATACCTCTATAAATTTTGCCCCTAGTAAATCATCCGCTACCACATCATGAGGCACTACCCCGTAGCCTTGATACTTGTCCCCTAGCATTGGTAGAAAGAAACAGGCAGCTATCTTGTTAAGTTGCATGATCTCACCGCTAAAGGCTAGGATGTCGATATACTGCCCTGCCGTAATCTCGTGTAGTTCAAAGCAGAACTTGTACCTATTATCACCTACCTGCAAATAGTCTACAGGCTTGGTATCAGGGATGTTGTCAAAGAAGGATAGCTTCTCAGCGTACTTATGCATTAGATCACGATACTTGAAATCATCATAATCCTCTTCATTCTTTCCCTCCACGATTGCAAGCATCTTCTGCTGCTTCTCAATGATGTTCAGATTTGCATTCGCTTCGATATCGTACAGGCTAATAAACTGCCCTACTGTAAGTTTATCCCACATAGTTTTAAATATATTTTTTTGGTTTGATGTATCTATCTGAAAGAGTACTTCCCTAGGTGGCTTTTACTAATCTTGTTAACCACCGAATACCTAAGCGCATCAAGCGCATGATTAAAATTATCCACGGGATTATTAGTTATATTCCCGTTTTTATCCTCTATGTACTTGTAGTTCCGCAGTTCCTTAATAAGATTAAAGCTTCTTTCTGTAGCATGCAGTTTATATCTTCGGATAATATCTATACCGATATTGATCGAGCCTTTAATCGTAGGCTTTACATTCCAACCCATCCGGTAGATCTCCTCTATACTTTTAGGTTCGGCACTATCCGCAAATACCTCATTGCTTCTATCAAGACCAAGATTTTGCATCTCGTTTGCTATATCCCTATTAGTCATTCCTGTTCGATAGATTACTTCATCAACATACATATTATCATCAAGTATGTATGTTCTTACTAAAGAAGTAGGATCATTGCTGTAACCAAAGTCTAATCCGTAAGCAATTAGTTTAGCATGTTCCGGAATCTGCTTAATGGTATGAAAAGAATAGATAAGGCTTTTGCCTTGACCTCTTTCTCCAAGTCCATATACCCTCCAATAGTTTTCATCTACTTCCTTTAATCTTTCAATCTCTTGCTTAATAACATCACCTAAAAATGGATTGTCTCTGTAAGTAGTTTGATAGAATTCTACATCTGTACGAGTAAGTACTTGGTCATAGATCCAATGGAACTCCTCAGATGGATTATAATCCATAATCGCCTTCTCGGTAGTTCTAAACAACAATTGTTGCCAATCTTCGTAGTTTAATTCATTGGCTTCGTTTGCAAAAAGTAGATCTCGCTTTCTACCCCTAATCTTTTGGGGCATATCCAAAGAAATAAATTCAACGATGTTTCCGTTGATCTTGTACTCGTTTGTGGTCTTGCTGTGGTATTCCTCTGAGTATATTTCGTAATCCTTAATTATTGTAAAAAAGTCTCTCATAACAGTTCCCCTAAGGGCAGGGAATGACTTTCTACATATAGTAATTATCTTTCCTGTGTTTTGATTGCAATAGCTAAAAATTATCCAAAGTAAGATGTTATAGGTTTTTCCGGATCTAGTTCCACCCTGTTGTACTACTATTTTTGCTTTGCTTTCTTCAAGATGTCTAAATACTTTGTTTGTTTTTATACTAGCTGTCTCCATCGACAATAGTTACTTCAAATAGTTTTTGTCCATTAACACCGGTTAACTCTTGCCTTTCTACATAACCTCTTGATTTTCCTTGTGTCTTTAGGAAAAAGATTATAGCAGTAGTATCTCCGTTACTAATCTTTTGATCAAGTTTTGATTCAACAAAATCTAATCTACTATTTCTGCCTTCAATTATAGCTTGTTCTAGACCCTCCTGTTCAATCCATTTGTACATGGTAACCCTATCTACCCCTAAAGCTTTTGAGGCTAATGAGATGTTCCCAAATGCCTTTACGATTGCATCCTCTATTACTTTTGTTTCCGGTTTTTTCATAGTGTTGACTTTTGCTGAATCAATGCCCTATTTAAGTGATTATCCCCTATCTCTAATATCTTCTTCTTGTGTAACCTCTACTGCTTTTTCTTCTAATTTGTTTGGAATTCCTGCATCATCTAGCAACTTCTTAAATAAGTATGCGAGATCAAAGATTCCTTGTTCTTCATCTTCAAGGGTTACGCTTATTACCTTTTTTGCACTATTAAAATTTAATTGAAAGTTTGACATAGTTTTTTATTTAGTTTGATTCATTTTTTCCTGATGCTTTAACTCTAGGTATTCCCTATAACTTTTCATATCACCCATACTATCATGACATATTCTACACAAAGCCATGAGGTTCTCTATTTGATCTGCTGTTTTACTTCCTCCCATTCCTCTAGCTTTAATGTGATGAATGTCTACTGCCTGAGATCCGCATGATTCACATGGAATAAAATCAGCTATTGTGTAGCCGAAATATTCCATGTAAATCTTAGTATGCTTTTTCATTAAAATGGTAGATCGTAATCCTCTGCTTGATAAGGTACAGCAGGCATCTTGTTCTCCTGTGGCTTTGCACCTTCCTCCTTTTTGTAATCGTTCAAAGTAATGACTACATCCTTTCCGTATTTATTAGCCTCTTCATAAACATTGATATTAATGTTTACATACTTTTTACCTTCATAGGTATAAGCGTGTTCCTCCGCATCTGTAATACAAAATGATGATGTAATCCATGAATCACTTCTTTTCTTTCCGTTACCTAGTCTAGTTTTTGGTTTGTTGTCCATGTGTTATGTATTTGGTTTTCTTCTTCTCTTGATCGGCTTATTTTCAATCACCCTTTCTTCTGTGGTGAAAGGTACTTCAGATGTATCATCTACCTTTTCTTCTCTGTACCAGGTAGTGTTTGCCTCATTCATGTACCACCCATATAGGTAGTTGACTAGTTCTGCCCTACAGCTACTGCACCAATGGGAGAAGTTATGCTTCTCATTGACATAGGTAGTGTATAGGCGAATCAAATCATTGTACACTTCCTTATCGTAGTTCCGAATGAAAGCGTGCTTCTTGTAGCACTCGTATAGTTCAAAGTGCTTTTTAAATAGTTCTTGATCTTCTTGTGTCATAGTTCAAATTTATTAGTGATGTGTTCCTCTACTATCATGTAAATGAATGGAGTAGCACTACCTAGAAATATTGCCTCATCTAATTCTGTATTTAAAATGAAGTAAATCATGGAAGTCCAGAAGCACATACAGAAAGAGCAGTTGAAGGGCTTACCTAGTTTCTTTCTTGTTAGCCTCATATAGATGGCAGGGACATTTACAATGTAGAAGTAGATTAGGGTGATCCCTATTGACCCTAGTATACCAATTGTGATTTGATGCATGATCTTATTTTTTTAATGGTTATGAAAATTGAAGTGTGTGGAATGCCTGTCTGCTTTGATACCTTACGAACGCTTCCTAGTTCCACATACATTCTTAGAATCTCTTGATCGTACCAATATAACCCCTCTATGATCTTTGAAATTGAGTCTGCTACCCCTTGGCTATTATCTATTTCCTCTTCCTCTTTGATGAACTTGACTATATCCTCCACAGGAACTAGGGCTGCATACATCCTACCGAACTTCCCATATTTGCTATTGGTTTGATTGCAACAAATCCGAACTATCCAAAACTTAAATACCTGCTTTCCTTTAGATTCTAATTCTTCTAATTTTTTAGGATCATATTCTAAAACTATAACTGCTATTTCCTGCCGTAAATCTTCCCATAGATCTTTACCTATATTTTTAAAAACATATTTAAACTCTTGATCATATATCCATTCAATAGCTTTCAATGTTTTTCGGTAGGATAATTAATTTATAAGTTACAAAATTATTTTTTAATACTATCGTTATACTCCTTTTTATATTTTATTTGATTTTTAGTCTCCCAACTTTTTTGATAGTTAGCATTTTCAAATAGCCTGCTAAATCCTGTAATGTGTTTTAACTTTAAAATTTCCTCGGCTTCCATTCCTAAGTGATTACAAATATCTGTTTCACTCCATCCATTTTCTAACATTTCAAATACCATGTTACCCATACCGGCAACGCTATGCTCACCCCTTGCTCTATTATGTCTTACAGTTGCAGCCATTCTTTCATTGATATCCTTCTCGATTACAACACAAGGTAGGTGACCTTTATTTCTTTCGTAAATATCTTTGTTAGTCTTGCAAGTAAAGTAGCGGTGAAATCCATCTACAATTACATATTTGTCTAGTTTCTCATCATAAATTGTTACAATTGGCTGAGTATATCCATCGTGCTTAATGCTTTTATAAAGCAAACCCATCTCTATTTTTGCTACACTATTTGGATTATAATCATTTGGGGAAACCTTTTCTACAGGTATCCATCTTACAAAGTTAATTGGCTGTTTAATTTCAGAAATCTCTCTATGAATAAATTCATTTAACTCATTAAGAAACGCTATCTTATCTGTAGCCTTGTAATATTCTTCGCGTATTTCTATTTTAAGATTGTCCATCTATAATTTTTTTTATTTCGTTAATTTCTTCTTTTGTAAAAACTTTTAAGTATTGCGTATGATGATTTAAAAAATTTGGATTAATATTTCCTCTTTTGTAATTTCTATAATTCATGTTATGAGGTGACATCTCATAATTTGCAATTTTAGTAAAATCCCAGTCTGAGGAAAGAATTGTATTAATTATGACTTTCCAAAATGAGTCCTTTATATTATCCCCTGTATATATATTTTTCTTTGACTCAAGTTTTTTTAAGAATAATTCTCTGTTGCTATCTTCTTGAATAATATTCTTTGCTAAATGATATGCATAATCTTCCCAATCTTTGAACATGTAGGGCAATTCCTTAGGGCAGGTAAATGAATTTTTCTTAATGTGCTTTATGCTTGAAGCACCATCTATTCTATTAGCTACCTTATTCCATGTTGCGGGTTCAATTTCCTGAACTAAAAGGAGTACTTGTATTGCTGTTTCATGATGAAGATTTGAAATCCTCATGTCAGGAACTTTAACACCATGTTGATACATTGCATCATAAACCCTATTGTATTCAATTTTATTTTCATAAATGTATTTCCAAACATCCGTATAACTCCAATCGTACAATGGATAAAATGTGTAATGTCCTAACCTTTTATTTAAAACCTTGCCCCAGGTAATCCATTTATATGTTATTCCATGAGTTAATGCAACAAATCTTTTAGGGGCTTCTTCTGTTCTTACTCCGGCTAAATAGCAACTTTTTTTATCTTTAAATTCTACTGCAAATATTTTTTCAAATAAATCATGAAATCGATCTGTTCCGTATTTGTTTTCTTTAATTGATATATCATTGTGTGGATGAATCCAATTTTCCTTTTGATCCGGATTCCAACATTTAGAATATCTTTCATAACTAGATGCGTTATTTGTAATGACCATAGGCATTTGAAACCACATAGGATTAACCCTAGGATCATTCATTACTTTTTCCACATAGTTAATTGTTCCTTGCCATTCTGCCTCTTGATCTACAAAGATTACAGTTAAAGGTAATCTATTTTTTTCTTCGGCTACTTTAAGAGCAATATTTAATGTAGCTGTACTATCCTTCCCCCCTGAAAATCCAACTACTACATTTTCAAATTCATCAAATAAATACCTTACTCGATCTAGCGCAGCATCTAGAACATTTTGTTGCCTATATATTTTCATTAATTACCTTTTTATATTTTTTGTAAATTTTTACTACTTTAAAATTATTTTGTAAAAAATAATTAATACTCATATCGGTGCAGGTTGCTTCTACTTTTTTTATCCCTAGCATTTTAATAATTTGAATGCCGTGATTAAAAAGTTTTTTAAAATATCCATTGCCTCTTTTTTTCTCCGGAACAAAAAAATTCTTTAATACTGCCTTATTCTTAAAAATTATAATTCCATAGAATGCAACTAATTCATCATTTAAGTAGTAACCATAAAGTATTGCTGACTGACAAAATGTTAATCCTGATTTTTCAGCCTCCTGCTTAAAAGGTAAAATATCATTATGATTAATTTGACAAATCATATTTTTGCTCTATTAAGAATAAATGTTTTTGTCCTATCAGAATAGCATAGAGGGTTTCCCATAGTCCAATACTTATATCCGTTAAAATAATAATAGGTATATTCTTTATTGCCAAAATACTCAATTATACCATGGTCTCTTATAAATTGAACTACATCGCAAAAATCTTTATCGTTTTCCCATTTTAATCTATGAGTATATTCGTGTGGTATTTTTGGCATTGATGATGCAAATTTAAAACTTGCTATAGTTAATAGGTCTTGAACTTTTTCCTCAAGCATCTATTTGAAATTCAGTTCCGCAATCTGGACAAATAACATCAATCTTTGTTCTTTCTTTAAGCATTTGATTAGCTAATCTTTCTGCTTCTTTTTGAATTTGCTCCTTTGTTACATCGCTATAATTTGTAAGTGGATCTAAAATTGGATTATAATTTTCGCTATCAAAGTTAGGAATGTTTAATCCCCAATCTTCTAATGAATCAACATTCCATTCATTTGCTAAAATGTCCCAATCCCATTCTCCATAGCCTACATTATCTTTAATTATAAACTGATTCTGTTCTTCTATAGTAAGATCATCTGCTTTTACAATATGTATTTCTTTAAGCCCTGCTTCTTTACAAGCCTTTAATCTCATATTGCCCCCCAAAACTATCATTTCTGAGTTAACTACTATGGGTCGGATCTCAAGCATTTTAGGAAAATCCTGAATAGACTTTACTAACTTCAGAAACTTATCATCCTTAATTATCCGTGGATTATTTGGATTACTTTTAATTTCGCTAATTTTTACTTTTTGTGTTTTCATAATTATGTTAATAAACTATTTTAAAACAATTACTTCTCCTGTAGGCAATCCTGCATAATCACAAAGCCATCCATTCCATTCAAATCTTACCTCCTTCTCTCTTCCATGGTATGCTAATGCCAATATCCTTATTTGAGTCTGTACTAATTCAATACTTTGAAATGTTCCTTTACCTTTATTAATCCATTTTGACCATTCTCCATTTGAAAGCCTATACCGGATCTCTAAAGAATAATCAGGCTTTGACTTAGGCAACATTCTAGGCATCTACTTCTTTTCTCTAATTACAACCTCAAGACCTATCGCCTCACATATCATTCTAAGATTAAAGAGGCTAATTGACTCCCATCCGTTCTCTACCTGATTGATAGGTGCATGGCTTAGTCCTAGCTTCTTGCAAAGTTCTAGCTGTGTAAATCCACTTTTCTTTCTTGATCTTCTAATTAATAGTCCTTCTTCTACGCTCATTTTATTTTTTATTTTTACGAATATAGGATAAAAATTAATATCCTATTTTTATAGGTTAATTTTGTCTAAAAAGGTAGCAGATTATAGATTCCCATCTGTATAAATTCTTCTCCTTTCTTTACTATGCACTTCCGTACATTTAATTCAAATACCATCTTGTCATCAAAGCCGTACTTCTTCTGTGCTATGTCCATCAATAGTTTAACAGGGTTATCAAGATCTGAAGCCTTGTTGCTAAATCCGAAAAAGAACTCAACCCGTAGCATCTGATCTTTATAAATGTATGCCTTCGGCATATTCAAAAGCATTCCCTTTTCGTATTCCTTGTATGCAGGTGTTTTAAATCGTTTGCCCTGCCACGCAAGATTCACAGACAAAGGCTTTTCATTTATCTTAAATTGTATCATTTGCAGATCCAATAAATTAAGTCCATTCCAATAGAATACAAGGATACAATAACCATGAATAAAAGCCCAAAATCATAATCAAAATTGAATAGGACAAAGATTGAAAGCACCACGGACTGAATGCTAAATAGATCCTGCTTTGAAGGGATAAATTGATTAAGGATCTTTTTCATATTAATTTATCTAGGTTTCTGTTTTCTTTAATTGATTCTAAAATAAAAAGCTTCCAAATCTTATTCTTTGACTTTGCTCCTACAGTTACTTCATCTATGTAACGAGTAGTAAGTCTTAATTCTCTGCGAATATCATTTTCAATATCCTCTACTTGATACATCCAAGGCTTTAGAATTCCTTTCTCTTGAAACTTATTAAACCAATTAGCCCCCCACTCAGATAGATCCTTGCAGAATCCGTTATCTTTTGCGTATTTATAATTCTCACGAAAGATCTGCTTTCCTACTTCAATCCAATATTCTATTTCTTCATTAGTAGGTTCTCGATCTTTGTTATTTAATGCCTGTACTTCCTGCACTATTTGGCTTTGATGGTGGGCATAGTATTGATTAATCCAAATACTAACTGTCTTTTCGTTTACATGGTAAAAATCCCCATACTGCCCTCGCATTCCTGCGTGTAGGATATAATCGACTCTATCATTATTTATCCAACCATAGCTAGAAAATAGGGCAAATAGACAATTTAAAAGTTCCTTTGCATCATCCTCATTATAATCCTTAAATTGTTTAAGCCCACAAACGAATTCCATCTTTTGAAGGTGTTTTAAAATTGTAGCTTTCATTGATTTGATTTTTTTAGTTCTTCTTCCTTTAGTAGTTCTTGGTACATATCTGCAAATATGTTTTTAGTCTTAGGCTTTTCTTCTTTACCCCGATATGTATTAGACCTTAACTGCTTAAATCTATTTGCGTTATTTTTTACAAATAATATAAAACTATTTTTTAAATGCTTTTCGCTTTCAAACTTTTGACCCTCATGAGTTAAGTCCCATTCTTGATATAGCTTTTGAACTTGATCATCACTTAAATCGTAGATATGACACATATCTTGAAATAGATTTCTTCCTCCCAGCCTACTAGTAGTAAAAATAGTAATAGAAGAAATATCATTTACATTATCATTTACATTTACATTACCATTTACATTTACAGCTAGGTTTGCTACATCATTTGTAGCAATGCTAGGTTTTGCTAGATCATTTCTAGCATTGCTAGCTTTTGCTAGACCACCTTTCTTTCCTGCCTCAGACCTCTGTTCTTTTTTTTCATCCCATATTCTTAGATCTCTTTTTAATTGAGTCTTAATTGGTAAGAAAGCGATCTTTAATAGTTTATCTTCTGTAACAGGATCTTCATCATTAACATATGAGAATATGTGCTTAATTAACTTACCTGCATCTTCATCGGATAGTTCGTCAAAAACTTCTCTCTGATCCGTATACAACACAAATGATTTTTTACCTTTCATATTTAAAAAGAAAAAGCCCGACAGGTGAGAGACTGCCGGGCTAGGTTGAAGTTAACCTATGAAATCATTCTTGCCTCTCACCTCAGGAATGATTCGATTTTCAAATATACTATATCTTACATTATCCTACTAAATTTCTTTTTCTTAATTCAGCAAATATAGTCCCATAGCACCTATTTAGTTCAATAGCAATTACTTTAATTGGCTTTCTGTCTTGCCATGCTTCAAAGATAATCTGCTTTTCTTCTTCAGTTACTCTCCGTCTTCTCATTTGTGTAAGTAGTATTTAGCGATTCTTTTATCATTTACATTCACCATGTCGGTGACAATGTCAAGCCCTTCTTCCCTTAGGTTTGCGATCCTTGCGGATAACCGGAAGCAGCCAAACATATTTAGCGCATCTAGCTGAGTAATAGAGTAGCCGTTTAATAGCCATCCTTTGATCAAGGCAGTCTGTGATTCAGTTTTCATAGTGACCATATTAATTTTTTAGCATCATTTAGATGTGTTTTAAACTCCTCTTCTGTAATCTCTTCCATGTTATCTTCTTTTAGTAGATAGGTTACATATCTTATATGTTCTATTCTAATGGAAGGGAATAGTTCTAGGGCTGTAATGTTCTTTAAATCACTGGTGTAGTAGTTTACCATGATTACAGATGAATCTGAAAGTAGCTTGTAGTGACAATAGCCATTTAATGTGAAGTACTTTGGAAGTAAGATTTCAGTCTCTACTTCGTGTGTCTTGGTTTGCTTGATTTTGATGGTTAGATTTTCCATAGGTGAATTTGGTTTTATTGTTCCATTAATTTAAGACCTAGCATATACCCAAGCGCAAAGATTGGCGACATTGCTACGATAAAGTAGATAATTTGAAATAGAGTTTTCATAATTTTAAATGCAGCCCCCGAAGGGGCTTTTGTTTTAGAAGTTGTAGTCATAATATTTTATAGGATGTTCGTTAATTCTCCAAAATCTTTTATTGAGTGATGAATTTGAAAGTGAAACTATAAATGGTTCTCCTTTTTCTATAAAATCATATTCCTGAGATCCTTGATTTAGGCAATGAAAAGAAAATCCACCGGCAACAAATTCCATTTTTACTTTATTTTCTCCGGCTTTTACCGGTTGAATAATTACTTTACTTTTTCCTTTTATGGCAATAATCTTACCTACAGGATCTACATCTGACCACAATACTCGGTTAATGTACTTACCAATTAATTCGTTGTTTAATTCTAGCTTTTTCATAATATTAATTTTCTTGAAGTAAATACTGATTTAATTTATCGTATGAATCAAAGATTATCTCTTCATCGTTATCAAAATTGTAAGTTATGTATTCAACATCTTGACCTAATAATGAACCTATTGTAATACCGTTTTCTAAAGCTATGTAGACATATCCGGAATTAGGATTAAATCCTTCTTCCATTATTTCTTCTGCTGCGTAGTGTTCCGCATAAGCCGCCCAAACTTTTGACATTCCTTTTGCTTCTAAATAGGCTAGTGAGTTTTGCTTTTTCATTTTGTTATTTGGTTTTAGTTATTTGATATACAAATCTAATAAATAATTTAGAATATACAATACCTTTTAAGAAAACTTTTTAATTAATTTTTTATCTGTAGCCTCCTTGATAAGATCTGATACTAGCTTTTCCTTAACTTTTAGGTCTTCTGCTATCTCTTTCTTGGTGTATCCCCAACAAGCTAGAGTTATCACACGATTAACTAATTCCTTTGGCATTTCATTGACTAGGTTTCCTCTGGGGTTATTTCTTTGGACTTCTAAAATCCCGTATAGGATATAGTTAACTGCAGCCAATCCTACCCCCATGATCTCAGCTATCTTATGCTTAGTATTTCCTTGGGTATAAAGTTCCCGAACCAAAGGAACTAGTGCTTCATGTTTGCAAGTTGCCATATTCTTTCAAAGGTTTCATTAAATGGTAGCTTTTCACTTTGATAGGTAGATCTAACCCCCTTAGGGGCTAGGTCACCGGGTCTTTGAATAAATTTTCCTAAGTATAGATAATTTCTCATTTGATTAATAGGTTAAAGTTTTCTACTATCCTTGCGCCAAATACATTCTCTCCTTTTTTAATAGCTTCTTTGATCCCCATCTTGTCCGCAGTCACTACATTTTTTACATTTTGAAAAGCAGTAGGAAGGGCTTCTACTACATCCACCTCTACCGCTTCGGATCTTCTTAGTAAGATCTTAAATAGTGGTGATTCTATCTTTTCGATTCTACTCAATAGCATCGCATTTTTGAGGCTTTCTGTTAGCCATGTTACTTTCTTATCCCTGCTTTCTTTCATAATCTTTAAACGCTTAATTTCTGCATCTATTGAATCGATCTCACTTTGGTAGTTAGCTATAACCTTAGCATAGTTAATGCCCTTAATCTGTAGCTGTTCCTGATTAATAAGTAGTTCTGCTTCTAGTTCAGGAGTAAGTTCTTCGGTTTCAAGAAGCGCAGCTAGATACTGCGCCTCCTGTGTGATTTCGTATAGGTTCATATTAGTCCTTCAATTATTTCTTTTTGATCATTAGTTAAGTTATATTTTTTTAGCGCATCTTTTGCTGATAATTTTTGAATAGGTGTTCCATTTAAGTACTGAACTATGCTCGCAAATTGTGCCTCTGTAGGTGCTACTTTAGTAGGTGCTTGTCTTACCGGTCTCATTGCTGCTTCTGCATCATCATCTGAGATGGCAAGGTTTAGGACTGAAGTTAAGCCGTATCTTCTAGCGTAACTCAATGCACTACCCTGAGCCTGTGGATCGTTCTGCCGTACTACTTGCAAGGTGTAAGTAGCTGATAAATACTCACCTGTCTCTGCGTGAATCAGCATCGTTGTAAGACCATCCCCATCGGGGAATTGAGAGATGACTAGACCTGCCTTTTCCATTGGCTCAGAGATCTCCGTGATGATGTGCGGAAGGCTTGCGTAGTTTGACTTAAAGAAGGGGTTCTTTGCATCCTTAGAGATGCGCCCTACCATAGCATGAAACTTGGCTAGACCTTGGGTTAGGTTTTGAATTGAATTGGATTTTTCCATTGGTTTGTTTGTTTGGTTGTTTAGTAGTTTCTTTCAATTTCGATTTCTATTTCTAGTAGAATAGAAGCAGTAGGCTTTACTTCAATAAAGAGATCCTGCTCTTCATCGTAGTAGCATAGGCTAGAAGTGTGATCTATCCTTATCTCCATCTCACCGTATGAAGGAGCATACTCGCTTTCATCTTCTCCGGTGTGTTCGATCGTGTAGTCACCTACCCAGTTGTATTCAATACCTTCGTAGGTAAATTGAATTAGTTGATCGTGATAATTTTCTGTTTCGTACTTCATGGATTTTTGATTTATAGTGATTAATATTCCTCAATCCAAAATTGCAAATCTGAATAGATTCTAGTATATCGATTAAGCAATTCTTGTGCGGATTCTAAATCAAGATCATCCGTGTGTACTACTACATCATTGTAATTACACTCCATAAGTCTGTAAGTTTTCATAGTATTTTGGTTAGGTGTTTAAAGTATTCCCCTGAACGGGCTTTGTTTTAATATTATCTGTTAAGAAGTTATGCATTTGTAGACTTATCTAGTAACTTAAAAGATTCGTTTGCTCCATCAGCATCATGCTTTTCAATTTCACATGCAATGTCAAGCCATTTTTGAGAATGTTCAAAATAATGTTCTGTAATGTAAGAGCCTTCTTCCTTTGCTTTTTTATACCTTTCGATGTAATATCTGTGAAGTGCGAAAGCTTCAAATCTGTTAATTTCTACGATGTTTGGTTGAGTTGTCATGGTGTGTTTTGGTTTTATGTCCTTGTTTGATATATCAAATATCGAATAAATAAATTAAATAAAAAAATATTTATTAAAAAACTTTCGACAAAATCTTAGATTTTTTTTAAGCCTATCTTTTTATCCCTATAACTTGCAAATAAAACTATGGAAGAAATTGAGATCATCAACCCATTCGGATACGGCAAAGCCTCTAAGGTTATGGATGAGAACCGAAAGCCTGCGGAATGGTGGGCAGACTATGTGCAGTTCAATGAGGTTATAGCAGAGAATGAATTTTATGTACTTTTTGCGGATGGCTTCCTGATCAAGAAGGGAAGATCAAAGTTCAGAAGCAGTCAATACCTGGTAGGGGATAGGTATAAATCATTTAAACAATGCCATGAATAAGGAATATAAATCTTTCTTCTTTTGGATAGGCACGGCTTTATTATTTGCTTTGCTAACCATTTGGTGGTACTACTTTATAAAAATTCAACCTATCCTATATTGATGAAAAATTTTGCCCAAGAAGTTTCAACTTACCTTTTAGAAATCCGTGAACTGCTAGTTTCAAAAAATCTCAAGTACGGGAACTCAGCCTTAGAACCTTTGGGAGTGTTCTCTCAGTTGTCCGCAAAAGAAGGACTACTTGTACGGATAGATGATAAATTAAAGCGAATCAAAAACGGAAGCCTTGAAAAGGATGATGAAGATGTAATAAATGATCTGATCGGCTACCTGGTTCTTCTAAAGATTGAAACTACTAGAGCCAAATTGGAAAGGAAAAAAGACTTAGATATCCTACAGGAAAGGCTAAATTCTAGGATAGCAAATGAAGATTAATACAAATCATGCCTGATATTACAATGTGCATAGGGACAAATTGTCCCTACAAAGAAGGATGCTTCCGCTACACATCAAAGCCTAGTGAGTATCAGTCTTACTTTATGAGTCCACCATTCAAAGATGGGAAGTGTGAGATGTATTGGGGTGATGTTCAATCTGATATATGGAATCAGTTGAAAGATATAGTCAATAAAAAAGATTAATCTAGATCTGTTTCCTGATCAAGGTGGAGGATCTCACTCCTAATCTCTTTGTAGTCTCCTTTTATTAAGCAGGTAGTATTGTCATAAAAGCTTATGATCTGAATATCATGCATTAACTCCTGCACATATTGGATGTCCCCTACCCGTACCATTCGCCTTGACCATTCATGCTGTACATCCAAACCCAATGACTTCCAATCAATGGTATTACCGGATAGCATTACTTCGATTTCAATCCACATTTAGAATAGCTTTTTAGAAATTCCCAAACTGTGAACTTTTGTCACAGGTTGATATCCGTATTGAAACAAGTATTTGTTATCAAGGTAGGATACTTTTGCCATTGGTTGGATCAATGAGTTGACCCCTGCACCTAGGTAGATCCCCTTTGCCTTTTGGATGATTGTCTTTGTTTCCGTGTTGGTAATCGTGTTGGTTACCACGGGAATCTTAAAATCGTTCGTAGCAGTCATTTTTAGTACTTCTCCAAGGACTTCACCGCTTATATTGGTACTTCCATACTCCGAAGGAATGGATGTCTTAAACAGGCTAATTTGTGGCTTAAAATCCAAAAGGATAGTATCCCTTAAAACTTCCGTTTTGATCTTGGTTTTTGGCACATAAATAGTATCCACTACCTGAGAGTAAATTGTGTCCGTTTCTACCTTCGTTTCAAACTTGTAGACTGTCTCCTGTTCCTGTCTAGGGAATACCACAAAAGCTAGGATCACCCCTGCAAGAAAAGAGATAATGGCAATTTGAATTCTTTGATCAATCATTTGTCTAGGTCAATGTTTTCTGCTTCAATTAACTTAAATAATTCCTTCCTACACAACTCCAATGCTTTGTGCTTTTCTTCGCTGTGATCCCCGTACTTAATCTCAGATCTTAGCCATGTATCAAAGTCATGAATGATCCCAAGGGCAGCACTTCCATTCAATGCCCTATAGTATTCATATTGATCCTTGGGTAGATTAAAAATTAAGTTGGCTTTCATAGTGGTATCTTAATTGAATCAATCAAAAGTTCGTAGGTTTTATTCCCTTCCTTGTCAAGTTTTGCAAACCCATCAAAGGTCAAGATCCTTCCGCCTGTAGGCTTTACAGGTGCGCCTCTCTCGATATGCCATCCACCAAAGCCATCCCCATACTCTTCTTTGTAAGACCCCGTGATTGCTAGGTGAATCTGTCTCTGCTCTAATTCATAGCACCGCTTGCCTTGGTTGTAGTGGATTGAATCCCTCACATCGTTACGGCTTGAATTCTCGTGAATGTGACCCATCACAAAGATATCCATATTCTCATAGGTCTCCAATGCACGAGTCAAGTTGATAGCCCCCTTGGTCACTATTCCTCCGCCTCCTGATCCGTGAAAATACTTCATAGTCTTGCTCAAGATAGTGGTATCATAAACCTTGTATTTGAATACTATCCATCCGCCATATCCACCGGTGTATATTTGAGTTTTATTCTTGTAGTTCAATAGATCTACGAACCTTTGAAGGACATCCGTTTCCTGATATTTAATGATGGAAGTTTCGTGATTCCCGTATCCGATCACAGTAATAAGATGGGCATAAGGTGACCACCAATCAACTGCCGTATCAATCACCGAATCTAAATACCTTGCATTGTTATGCTCCGGAAGAATGTCGCTTTTATTTCCCCTTTTGTCACCTCTTCCCTGCATTAAACAGAAGAAGTCTCCATTGATAAAGATAGGGATGTCATGCTCTAGGAAATAGTCAAGATGCCTTTTTAATTTTACCCTATCACATTTTGGATTATCCCAATGGATATCTGAAAGTAGGGCTATCCTTTTCTCTTCCTTTTGTAGGGTGATAGCGTGTAGGTTTCGGCTTATTTTTTTGACTTCCATCAAATAGGCAAGTAGGTTGTCTTTCCTCCCGACCGGACAGCCTTGAGTTTTTGCTTTCTGTTTTTCCCTTTGGTGTAGCTTACATGAACCCAATCAGGGTTTGAATCACTTCCAAATTCCCATATTAGCTGATCAAATTCTAGCTTCTCCTTGATAAAGTCAAAGATCATTTTGTTTGTCACCCCGTTGCTACTTCCATCCATGTCGATATCAATGGCTTCACCCTTGCAATGCTGAGAGGACAAACTCCCCTTCACGAATTGATTTAAATCCTTGCTTCTGTAACCACTAGAAATATGGATAGGTACACCGAAGTGCGCCCTAATAGGTTCAAATACTTTCTCTGCTAGTAGCTTAAAGTTCTCCAAGTGTTCTGCCGTTGGAGTGTTGTCTATCCCGTGCCTCTTGGCTGAATCGCTGCGTGTCACTTCGGATAGTGAAAGGTGTGCGCTAATTTTCATTTAGTTAGTTGTTTAGTGAATCAAGTCCTACCGAATCAATCGTGACTTTCTTTTTACCCCAAAAGTTCTTCTCCTCTTTGATGAAAATTGTATCTCGAATATAGACAATTGTCTTTTCCGCCTTGGCTAATTCCACAGCTTTCTTGGCTACAATTACCTCTGTTTTAAGGGTCTCAATCTTCCTATCTACTTTCTCAATTAATTTCGTGAACTGCTTATCTGACTTGGGCAAGGTGACAGTAGCTTGTTTGAATATGCTATCACTTTTGATAAATAAGCTATCCGTTTCTTGGACTTCTTCTAAAACTTGTTCTTTACCGCAAGATGCGAAAAGGAGTAGGAATACAATAGGTAGATGTCTCATCTTATTTTATTTTACCTAGTTCCTGTAGGGTTGTCAATTTAGCCAAAGAGGCAGATAGCAAAGAATCCGAACGCTTCAAATTCATAGTTGCGTTATCTATCTTCAATTCCAATGCATCGATTTTCAAGCCTTGCTTTTCAATTTGGCTAGTGTAGTTTATTTTGCCGTCAATGTATAAATATCCGATTGCAATAATCACAAGGAATAGCATCCCTTTGACAGGCTCTTTTGCAAATTCGGCAAAGCTAATTGGCAGAGGATTTGCCTTAATCTCTTTTTTCTCTTCAGTCATTTTCTT